ACCGTTGGTTCTGGAGGAAATGTATTCGCCATCACCACTTTGAAGGTAAGGGTTTGCGCCTGAAACAGACCAACCTTCTGACACAACATTGTACACGTTTACATATAGTTCTTCAGTCGCCATTACTGTGCCAGTTCCTTGCTAATCAACTTGTTAAGGTTAGTGAGCGTGTCGCGTTCTAACTGCTCGTTTGGGTTCAGTTTTGCTGTAAGTTCGTCTAACTTCGCTATTATCTGATTAAACTGCGGAGTCCACTCTTCAATGATACATTTAAGTTCTTGTTCCTTCTCATCTTTCCGCATAGTCTCAATAACAAGCAACCGATTGTACAAGTTATTCAGCAATGTTTCAGCCTGCCGAACCAACTTGTTTGCTTCTATCTTGATTTCCTGTGCTGTCTCTTCTTTCTCCTTGTCTTTGAGGATTGGCAATAGGGGTTTTGGCTTGTCTTTCGGAAGCAAATCAAGAAGTTCATCAGTCAAGAGGTAACCCTTCTAAGAAGCCATAGTAAAACTCGTAAGCCTCAAACTTACGCTTTCTTTTCTTCCCTTTCATTCTTTTGTGGCACTCCATCATTCTGCTGTTTCATTTTTGCCTGTTGCTGTTCCTCTTGCTTCAGTTTCTCCCAATAAGCATCGTCATAATCAATGTTGAGTTCTTTAGCTGCTTGTTGAGGAGTTTCGCATTTTATTTGGGTTACAAGTTTCACGTGATAATCCGCTTCCTCATTCGTGTGCACATCAAGAGGGTTAAAGTACACGTCGGGCACAGTGTTTACGCTGTAGCCCATGTCCTCGAGTAATGGTTGGTAGACTTGTGTGCGAAGGTTCTCAGCGATGATGGCTTGCAGGGGATAGATTAGGCGCATGTTCTCCTCGTTTTCCATCGTTTTACTGCTTGCCTCAGTGCTATTGTACAGTTTGCTTACGGGCGCAATCATCAACGCGTCAGTTACTTGGTCATCGCCAAACTTGAGCGTATCAGGAATCATACGTGTTTCAAGATTCGCTACGCCTAACACTTTATTTTCTATTGTGTAACCTGTTACGAAGTCGTCGCCTGGCTCGCGGTTTTTCACTTCGTTTGTAATTGTGCTTATTTCTGCGGGCAGTGGGTGAAAATCTTTATCGCCTATTTGCACAATGTTGCTTGCCCACGCTTGCTTCTTTAGATATGCAAGAAGGTTTTTGCGAATTTCGTCTTGCGTATTCAACTCGTAATCTATGCCTGTGAGTAGGCTTGTGCCGAAAGGCGGGTTTTCTTCTGGGTCGAGTGCGAACACGATGATTTGTTCTGGCTTCCACTTGTAAAGTGGTTGAGCGTAAACCTTGTATTCCCAACCTACGACTTCGCCTAATTCGCTGAAAGTTGGAGTCATGTATTTTTGGTGTGGAATCGCTTGCACTGATAAGCCGTTGACTGCGTTCCAATCTAACTCCCAAAAAGCTGTGCCATACTTTGTAAGTCTATAGGCAGTTTGACGTACCTTGAGGTACATACCCATTCGCTTGTTGAACTTCTCGCAGATTTCTTTCGCTTCAATCGCACGCGGATAATCGCCACTTTCAACGAGGAACACGCCTTCGCCCGCAACCTTCCCCGCGATACTCAATAGTGAGCTCTTAACTTTAGGATACTGCGAAGCGTAACCGTCAAACCGTTCAGAGTAAGTGCGGAAATCAAACCTTGTCCAGTCCGCACGTTCTTGTTTTGGCACAAGTGCTTTGAATGACTCAAAGAATCCTCTACGTGTCTGTACAAGACGTTCCTTAACACGAGAAAAGAACGGTTTTGAGGTTTGCTGTGTCATATGAAATATCCCTGCGGTTTTCCTAAAACGTTTCTCGTCACTATTTCCACACAATCCAAAGCGTCATCATGTGCTCCACGCGGGAACTGTACCCATTCTGTCCAAAACTCGCTACGATTAAGCAACAACGGATTAACCAACACGCGCTTACTTTCAAAGTGGCTACTCATGGGGATAAAGCGGTGTTCCTTATCCGTAACCGTTTGAACAGGCACTATAGGCAACCCTCGGAGTTCAGGCATGAACGTGAGGATTTTCTGCCAAAAGTTGGTTTCCATATAGATTTTGGCGTATTTATATTGTGAGTGTAGTTGTGGCAGTTTTTCTTTTAGGATTTGTGGGAAAGGCAAATGTTCTGCCCAAACGTCGACTAGGTATGATTGGTATGTTTGTGGATCGTAGGCAAGCGAGGCTATGCCAAAATAGTCGCTTTCGCCTAGGCTTGGATCAACACCAGCGTAGTTGATGCAGTGTGAAGGTGGCAGTTGTTCCCATGGAACTAGCCACTTGCTCTTTAGTAGGTCGCCTTCCATTAAGGTTGGGTCATTCTGGTATTGACAGTTGAATATGATTGAGCCTATTTCGCTTCGTCTTTGTGTAAGTTTTGTGTAACTCCAATATTCAGGCCATAAAACGTTGCCTGTTTCTTTGTTGTCAACTATTTCTACTGCTTTTTTAATGTCGTGTTTCCACGTTGAAAGTAACTGATTGTACAGGTCGGCATAATGCCATCTTGTACCAATAACGATTATTCCACCCCAAGGATACAACGTCGGATAAAGTACCTTGTTGAACCATGTTGTCACCTTCTCTATCTGCAACTGCGTCCGAATGTTTTCTTCGTCTATAAGGTCGTCGCATACTATAAGGTCACTCCTTCCACCAGTGATTGGACCCATCAAGCCTGTGGCTTTTACTGTGGGGTTCTTACTAATTTCTTGTCGTTCAACGATGATTTCCGTGTTTGTCCATTTCTTCTGGCCCGGCTTGACTTGTGGAAAGATTTGTTTGTATCTTTCGTTACTTTCGATGTGCGTGATGATTTCTGTGAGGATTTCTTGGCTGAGGCTTGCGGTTTTGGTGCAAATGTTAATGTGGATATCGGGGTAATTGCCGATGAGCCAGAGGATGTAAAGTATAATCGTGGTAGTTTTACCGTGCCCCCTAGGCCATAACAGCAGATAACGTTTTTCTCTGTTTGAGAATTGTTTGATTGGGTTGAAAATGTTTTGGAGGTAGTTGTACCATTCATTGTGAAATGGTGCGTTGACATAGCCGAGTGCCTCAGTGAATGCTTGCAGGTTTTGTTGTGCCCTGAAGTTTGCGATTGATGATATCGTTTGCTTTTCGTATGATTGCGTCTTCGTCGTCTGTGACATTTAACTGTACCTTTTCCTCACTTGTGATTTCGGTTTTTGTCTCTATTTTTTCCACAATCATCTTGTACTTTAGCCGAGTAAGGCATTCTAGTGCTTTGTCAGGATTGTTTTCTTTCACGCGGTTGTAAAGTTCCCACCATTCCCAATCAAGCGCGGATGCTTCCTCCGTTTTTTTCCACGCGTTCCAGTAATCATAAGCTACGGTTCTTTCTACGCCGATTGCTTCCGCTATTTTGGTGAAGGTCATGTGTCCTTGAAAGAGTAGTTTGAGCATTTGGTCTGTTCTTTGTTGTATGATTGCTTGTTTTGGAGTAAGAGATTCTAACATTATTGACAACCTGCATTCTTTTGTGCTAATTCTAGCCACCCAAGAGCGAGATTATTTATCGCTATCATGTTTTTACCTGTCCAAATATTATGCCGTATTGAGTTGTGTAGTTCTGCTGGAATATGGGCAACGTATATTTTGTCAATGTGATGAGCGACGGAACCTTCAAAAGATTTATTCAATTCGGTGAATCCTAAATGGCGTCTTTTTGCACGTTGTTTTATCATCTTTTCTGAGTGACGCTTTGCTTTTTCTTTTCTCCATTGTTCTGGGTTTTCCGTTCTCCATTTTCTTGTGTGCCACACAGCTTTTTCTTTTAACTCTGGAATTTCTTTATTAAGATCTATTAAACCATAATATTCTAGCATTTTCGGTCATCTCGTCAAGTTGTCATCTTTTCTTTTTGTTTATTTTGCATATTGGGCATTCTGCACTGTCAAACAGTGTGCCGTGGATTGTGCAGATTTTCCAAAGCATTTTAGGTTTTTCGGTTAAATAAATGCATCCTTCTTTAATTGTTAATCCCTTTTTTCCGCCAATACGTTTTTCTATCATGTTTGTACCAGCGTCATGTCGCCAAATGCGAATGTGCCTTTCGTTCCCGTTGGAATTGTTAAAGTTAACGTGCCATTCGCCCAATGATTTGGTTCAATCGTTGTGGCGTTTGCAGTCCACTTTTCTGTCCATCCAACAGGTAGTTTTGTCACGTAAAGCGTGTGAGTGCGAGGTACGTTGTCGATGTTGAGTAAGGATAGATTGCATGAGAATGTCCATGTGTTGCGGTAAGTTCCCCAATCCAAGGTTGTGCCGTTGGCTAGACGTTGGTTGTCTATGTAGGCTTCAAAATTGCCGAGTAACGTGATTGTTTGATTGTTGATTTGCGATGCGATTATGACTGCGCCTGCTCCTGCGATTGTGAGGAGGGCGATTAATGTTGCCATAGTTTTATTCATTTTTTGTTTTCGCCTTCAATTTTTCCATGATTTCCAATGCCTTGTCAGAAGTTTGTGCTTTCACAAAAAAAGAGGTGATTCCTTCTCGTGTTCTGTCAATTTGAATGGTTGTTTCATCTTTACTTGTGTCTTTTTCCCAGAATTTCCACTTCATGTTTTTTTACCTTCTTTTTCTCATGATTCTGCTTTTTCTTCTTTTTCGGAGTCAAATCCATAAAGAAAAGTCTGCATTCACTCATTTTTGTTTCACTTTTTGGCAGTTTTTATGAGCGTTTTTGCATGTCCATGAGAAGTCACAAGCAGAACATTTACAGATATGCGCTTCTACGGTGATGTTTGCGGGTACATAGCAAGGATGCGTTTCTTTTAAAACATATTCACTCATTTTTATTCTACCACTTTTGACACTTGATACCCTTGCCTATTCAACGTGCGAACCAAATCTTCAACCGTTGGGTTCTGAACCACACGCAAAAGCCGTTCAGCTTCCATACGTTGAGCTTGTGCCAACTCAACTTGTTTTTCGAGGGTTGCTACTTTTGCTTGCAGAGTTGCTGTTGAGCCTTGCTGGCTTGTGAGTGTGGCGACTTGAGTTTGAAGTGCCTCTTTCTGCTTCGTTAAAGCATCGAGGTTTGAAAGTAAGTTTTGCTCGTTGATTTGTGCGTCGTGGGCTTGGCTAATCTGCGTCTGCTGTGCCTGTTCAACTTTTTTGTTTGCTTGTCTTTTGATGAGGTATGCGACACCTGTGGCGACTGAGGATACGCCGATTGTGCCTAAGTATGGAGCGAAAGGCGAAGAGCCGATGAAGCTTTGCGCTTGAGCGACTAAACCAGTTACGAAAGGAAAAACCGTGTTTTGGAGAAGAGAGTATGCTGGTTCGATTTTGTAGAAGTAGGCTATTTCAAACGCTATGACT